CTCTCGTATCTCTTAAACCCAAACATATATTAGGATATCAAAAGTGGCTGATAAGAATGCTGCCCCGGCTAATGGCACGGGCGAAAAGAAGAAGCGTAAGTCGAATGGCCCGCGCAAGATGAAGCCGACCTATCTGCTCTATAAGGGCGATAACGTTGATGTTGTCGGTCTCACTCGTGATGCGTTCGAAATTCTCGCAAAGACGCAGAGCGAACCCGGCATTCGTTATGTCGATGTTTCGCAGTTCCTTAAGAAAGAAAAGGCTCCGGCTGCGTAATAGTGTAAACGTAGCCTAGCGTCGGTTGGGACGGATGAGACGCAAACGGGAGATATGACCAACCCATATCTCCCACTTTCTTAGGAGCGGCCATGAACGAAATCCAAAGACACATAAATATTAAGAAACAAGAAGAACAAAAGCTATTGCATCAACTTGCTGACATTCGTTCGTATATAGCCGGTCTAGAATATGCATTACATGCCCTTGAAAAGGTTAATGTAGATGCGAAAACTCCCTAACCGAGTAATACTCCCCCCTCCTATCCCTCTGCCATACGTTAAAGGCGACAATAGTTCACAAAGGCTCACGTTTAGAATGGGCTTAGCGAGCTATGATACATTACTTGAAGCTGCCAAGATGACTGACATGTCTGAAAGTCAGTTTATTCGATGGGCAACTTTGAGTGCGGCGGCGTCTTTAATCGAGTGGCATAGGAGAGGTGGTGATGGCGAAGCAGTATTCACCGGCACAACGAGCGTTATTCTTACGGATAAAAAAGACGGTTGAGGGTCAGCTTAAATGTCTGATCCATGCGCACCCTGAGTACTTCACCAATCCAACATTTAAGAATACGGTGAAGAATAGTCTAGCTAAGCGTGTAGCTGCTGACTTGGTGTCTGATCACAATCTCAAATTTATTGTAAAATTGGTTTTAACTAGTAAGTGATCTGAATATTGCTTACTAGCGCGTTACGACGTGCGAGGGAGTACTCTGTCTTGCCTCTACGAAACGGAGTATTCATAACCCCCTATCTGTCCCGACTTGGGGGTGGGTATGTCCATTATGCCCAAACAGACGGGGAGTGTGTTCCTTTGTAATACACTCCCCATTTCTTTATTCGTATTAAGGATAACAATAATGAACGCAGCGGAGAAGCTGTCTGAGTTGGAGATTACATTTGATGGAAAACAACGACAAGCAATTGAAATGTGCTGTGCCGAAGATCGAATTGTGGCTGTTACAGGAAGTGCGGGAACTGGAAAGACTACTATCATCCAGCGAGTTGCTAATCAGATGGTTGAAGAAGGATGGAAAGTTATCTGTTGCGCACCAACTGGAAAGGCAGCGAGACGAGTTAAGGAGGCAACTGGAATTGAGGCGGTTACAATACACCGATTGCTTGAGTTCCCGAAACCAAACGAAATCGACGAAAAAACCGGAAAGCCCCTTGACGTTACGATCCCGCGTCGTGATAAAGATAATCGTATACAGTATGACTTTGTCATTTGTGATGAGTATGCTATGGTTCCTCACGAACTCAACCGCCAACTTATTGATGCTCTTCCTAATGGTGGTCTGCTACGATGCTTCGGAGACATTCATCAACTATCTCCTATCGAAAAGAGCAAAATCAAAGTAGAAGGCTTCGAGCTAAGTCCATTCCAACAACATCTGAAACGCTTCCCTAGTGTTACACTTGATCGAGTGTATCGTCAGTCTGAGGGTAGCGGTATCTTTGCTAATGGAGCAAGGATTGTTAACGGTATGGCACCTGCTAGTACAGATGACTTTGTTATTAACTTCACTGATCGTCCAGTACTTGCGGTTGAAGAATTGTTGTATAAAGAACCTGCTAAGTGGGGCTCTATCCAGAACCAAATCATTGTTACAGGACACAAGACTTGGGTAGGAACATACGAACTTAATATGCGAGCGCAGATGATCATTAATCCTGAACCCGAATTTGCGTTTGATCCTATCCGTCACAAGTGGATGGAGAGTGCGAAGATCACAATCGGTATTGGTGACAAAGTTGTCTGCACTGAGAATTGTTATGATCTTCGAGATTTGTTTGAGCGTTGGGAAGGCGAGCCTTACGGTAAAGAGAGTTTCCAAATCCCTACACCAGACAATGCCATGATGTTGAACGGAGAGATTGGTAAAGTTGTTGAAATTCAGCGACATGGTAAAGACGTTGAGGCCGTATTAGTGGACTTCGGCGATAGAGTTGTTAGTGTTCCTTTTGAAATCCATGAGTATTCGCCTAAGTCGGGATCGATCTTTAAGACACAACCGATTAAGGCACTCGATCTTGGTTATGTTCTCACGACACATAAGTGTCAGGGATCAGAGTTCCAAGAGATTTGTTATGTGTTGAACAAGTCAAGTAAGTTCACACAGAACAGGCGTAACCTCTACACTGCTGTCACCCGTGCACGTAAGCAAGTGACAGTTATTACTGATCGTGCATCATTGTCATATAGCCTTTGGAACCAGAAATGAAAAAGTTTCAGGTTGATTACAATCGTTTTCTCGATAAGCGTCAACGTCTCATCGACGCACATAATATTTTAGATACAGAATTCGATAACGAAGAGGATATTTATGAGCAACTATCTGGTCGTAGTCTTGAATGGCCCACCGGGATGCGGGAAGGACACTTTAGCTGAATACATTGCATTCAATGGTCATCCTTTCTATATGTTTGGCGAGCATCGTACATTGGTTTATCACGAGAAGTTCGCGGAACCAATAAAGGATGCGCTCTCAGCATTCCTAGATATCTCAAGGGATGAACTAGAGTTTAATAAGAACATTCCCGGACTACTACCTAACAATCAATCGATCCGACGCTCTCTTATTACAATGTCAGAAGAATGGGCTAAGCCTACATTTGGCAATGGTATCTTCGGAACTATGTTAGGTAAGAAGATCGAACGTTATGTTACTCGGTCTAAGGGTAAGTTCATCAGGCAAGACCCTAAACAATTGTACATCATTTCTGATAGCGGGTTTTACGAAGAACTAGAAGCACTTGAAGAGTTGCACCCCGGTAAAGTGAGATTGATCCGCATCGGGCGTGACGGTTGTACATATGAGGGCGACAGTCGCTCTTATCTGTTCAATGTTCCGTTACGTGTTAAGGCTGTGGATATCGGTAACAATTCGACTAAGGAAGCCTTCTATAAAGAGGCTACCAAAGTCATAACGGAATGGTGCAATGAACAATTTAGCGGAACTGTCTCAAGAGTACCAGCGCAGAGCTAGTGCACTTGGACTAACCGTTGACTGCGCAATGGACGGCATTTTCAACGCAGAGATTGCCGTCGTTGCGGAGGCTCCGGGATCACGTGAAGTACAGATGAAGGTTCCGCTTGTTGGTGGTAGTGGTCAATTGCTATGGAACACTTTGAGAAAGCATAACATCACTCGGAGAGAGGTGTATGTCACTAACGTATGTAAGAAACAATTGGCATATGGTGGCGCCGAGAGTACGGAGAAGATACAGCTACCTAAGAATGAAAAAGATCATTGGTATGCACTACTGCGTTGGGAATTGGCATGTCTACCTAACCTTAAGTATGTTCTGTGTCTTGGTAATATGGCACTGGAAGCTTTATGTGATCGTAAAGGGATCACCAAATGGAGAGGATCAGTCTTGGACTTTGAAATTATGTCCTTGGCGGCCTCGCAGCCCCGTACATATCGCGCGGTCGCAACTTATAATCCAGCGATGGTTGTAAGAGAACCAAAGACTGAAATCACTTTCATCATGGACTGTGCGAAACTGCCTATTGTAACATCTGGAAAATGGAAGGAGTATAAGATCGATGGCGAAATCATCACAGAAGCCAATAGAGCAATTGAATTCATTGGTGAGATTGAAAAGAGCGGAGAACCAATCAGCTTTGACATTGAAACAGGAGGCAACGAGACTTCCTGTGTGGGCCTTGCAGTCGATATGTATCGAGGGGGTACAATTCCACTTAGAGGCATCCGTGGTGAGCCTTACTATACTCTCGATGAAGAAGTTCAAATTCGGCTGCGGCTGCAACAAATGTTCGCCAACCCGAAGAACAAGTTTGTTGCCCAAAACGCTAACTTCGACATGTATTGGCTCTGGCTTAAGGATAAAATACAAGTCCACAAAGCGTGGTTCGATACGATGCTGGCTCACCACTGCTTATATCCCCGTCTCCCCCATGATCTTGGGTATCTATGTACACAGTATACCAACCACCCATATTACAAGGATGAACGAACCGAATGGAAAGACAAAGGTGACATTGAAGCTTATTGGCGATACAACATCACAGACGTATGCATTACTAGGGCGATCCAAATCAAACTCAAGAAAGAACTCGAAGCCCAAGGATTAGACAAGTTCTTCTTCGAACATATCATGAGGCTACAACCTCACCTAGTGAGGATGACAGTTGGCGGAGTGTTGATAGATGCCACAATCAAAGACAGAATTACAACAGAACTACAAGAGGCAGTTGCAGAGAAACTTAGAGAGTTCCACAAAGCTGTTCAAGAAGCTACAGGTGACAGCGATTACAGCCCAAATCCTAACTCTACGCCTGCACGTTCTGAACTCTACTTCCAAAGACTTAAACTTGTTGGAAGGGGAACTAGCACAGATGCAGCAAATCGCAAGCGGATGTTCGACCATCCAAGAACACCTGAGACAGCTAGAAAAGTTCTTACTCTACACAACGAATATAGTAAAGAACATAAATTCCTCAGTACCTATGCAGAAAGTAAGATCGACGCAGACAACCGGATCAGATGTGAGTGGAAACAAACTGGTACGCAATCCGCACCGGGAAGATTGTCATCCGCAAAAACTCTCATCGGCACCGGAATGAACATGCAGAACCAGCCTAGTCGTGCGAAGAATATGTTCATCGCCGACAAGGTTGATCTGGATGATAAACTTGCTGAGTTGATTGCGAAAGCCAATGGTGTAGCTAAAGAGAAGCTAGACCCTGAACAAATGTTGCAGTATGGATTTGGCTATTTCGACTTGTCACAGGCAGAAGCTAGGTACGTCGGCTGGGATGCTAACATACCTAGCTGGAAAGCTGACTTTGAGAAAGCGAGATTAGACGGGGGCTTTGACTGTCACCGTTCGCTCGCTGCAACAATGTTCAACATACCTTACGACCAAGTACCCACCGCTGACGAAACAGTCGAGGGGGACAAGACCGTAAGGTTCATCGCTAAACGTTGTCGGCATGGGCTCAACTACAGGATGGCCGCTGATAGGCTCGCTGAGACTACCGGGCTCTCCAGTATGAAGGCTCATGAGGCTTACATGCTCTACCATCGGATCAATCCTGAACTTCGTAAGTGGTGGGCTAGGCTTGAGAAGGAGGTCAAGGATACCCGTATGCTGTTCAACGCATATGGGCGTCGTTTGTTCATTCTCGAACGGCTCACCGAGGAAGCGTTAGAAAGCATCGTCGCTTTCAAGCCTCAATCTACCATCGGAGATAAGGTAAGTCGAGTGATTTATCAATGCCACGACGATGAAAGATGGCCTAAGTCGGTTGCCCGTATTGTCCTCAATATCCATGATGCCCTGATTTGCCTTGCTCCATTGAACCTCTTGAAAGGGTGCCTTGCCATCATGAAGGAACACGCCGAAGAACCGATCATGGTTCAAGGTGAGCCTCTCATTATCCCGGCAGACCTAGCAATGAGTGCGCCGGACGACTTAGGGATACATCGATGGAGCAATCTAAAAAAGATAAAGAGCCTGTGAAACAGGAGCATTCTTTATACACTGGTGATAAATGTCATTTCTGTGATAATTATAAAATGATCCGAAACGGAACGTGTTTACTGTGTACAGTTTGCGGTGAAACAACGGGGTGTTCATGATAGCAGGTCCAATTATGGGTGGCCTAGTGGCTATCTGTCTAATATTAGCGATGGCATATAGCTGCAAACAAACAAACGAAACAATGTTGAAAGCATTTGAAACTTGTGTCAATGCCGGTGGAACTTGGATACAACAGGGCGGTGGTGACAGTCCTAGACCAGTCTGTATTAAAAAGGAAAAAGAATAATGGCAAAGGAAAAGGCAAGTAAGCCGGACGACGAGCATCGTTATACGATCCTTGCAACGTCGGCAATTAGCGGTGTACTTAATCACCAATCTAATACGCGTAAATGGTATAAGTCGATTGATGACGCAGTAGAGGATGCCGCACTTATTATTGAAGGACAAGCTAATTGTAAGGAATTGGTAATTGTTGAAGCGGCCCGGCTTGTCAAGCGTAAGCCGACGATCGAGGTCGATATCATTAACTATGTGAGGTAATTATGTTCGGACTAGATTTTCCAAACGATCCCAATGGTAACGACTTCGACGACTACCAGATTGCTACACGTAAGACTGCTGTGTACTCACAAGACAAAGCTCTTGAGTATCTTTCTCTAGGACTATGCAGTGAGGCTGGTGAAGTCGCCGGTAAGATTAAGAAGATTGTTCGAGGCGACTACGAAGGCAAAGGTGCTCAGGCATATGATGAAGTACGCAAGAAAATCCTAGATGAATGTGGCGATGTTCTTTGGTACGTATCAGAACTGACGCAATTACTAGGCTTTAAGCTTAGTGAAGCTGCTGAAAGTAATATCGAGAAACTACGTGATCGGAAGGCGCGTGGTACTGTGCAAGGCGATGGAGACAATCGATGAAACCTACTCCTATTACTATTAGTGACGTACAAGACGCATTCAATGATACTTCTAAAATGCTATCGATGCAGCAGAACCATGCTGTAGCAATGGCAAAAATCGTTCGTATTACGAATGAACTTGTCACGCAGACAGTTGTTATGAAAGAATTTCAGAAACCGACAGCAGAGGCTATTGCATTCTATCTACATGTAATGGCTGCTGTCTCTTTGTCAGCTATGGTTGATTTCCAAGTTAGTATCGGTAGTGGACCGCCTACAAAAGAGCAATTGCAGGTGTTTGCCGACATCGCAAGAAAAGTTCTCGGTTCTATGCCAAAGGTTGACATAGATCATGACACGGCATTGGTAGACTTTGCTACTGGTTCCGTAACAAATGTTAAAGCTGGTGATCTTGCTGATGAAATCGCAATGATGGATAAAAGAAACTCAACGGAGCACTAATATGCTACGCGGCCCAAAAGATAGTTACATTGAGTTCTTCATGGAGCATCTAAAAGATCAAGAAACTCCATCGGAGTATGACTTTTGGGCTGCTCTCTGGACTATTGGGGCCGTGGTCGGACGTAATTGCTACGTAGATAGACCACGCGCCCCGATCTTTCTTAATTGGTACGTTGTATTATGCGCAGAGAGCGGCATGACTAGGAAGTCAACCGCTATTAGTTTTGCATCAAAAGTTATTGATGGCGTCCTTGACGAGAATGTGTTGCTAATTGAGAACAAAACAACACCAGAGAAACTCTGGTTAGAAATGTCAACACGTTCCAAGCTATTAGGAGAAGCCCATGCTGTTATCACTATTAGTGAAATGGTCACATTCCTTGGCAGGGAAGGTTACGCCTTGGGAATGCCGGGCCTACTTACTGATTTGTATGATTGTCCTGATAAGCGGGTTGGTGGCGGCAGCATTAGCGGTGGAGCTAGACCTATACTTAATCCCTTCGTAACATTCTTATCAGGGAGTACACCAACATGGTTGACGAAAGCAATCAATCCCGACGTGATCGAGGGTGGTTTCACATCACGTTGCATCTTCATATCTTCGGAACACCGGAAGAAGTTGTACGCTTGGCCGAGCGAGCAGCGCAGAGATTTAAGCGGACTAAGAGATTTCTTGCGGAAGTTACGGTCGCACGCATTGAGCATCGGAAAGGTATCGATCGATGACGAGGCTAAAACGTTTTTTGTTAACTGGTACAAGTCCCGTCGCTATTCGCAGGACCCATACAGACGCAGCTTTGAGAGCCGGGAAGATGGCCACGTTCTTAGAGCAGCAGCTTGCATTTGCCTTTCTAGGCTCGCTTCGACCGTCAATGTCCAAGACCTGCAATTGGCGGTGGATGCAGTCACAAGGGCAAAAGTATCTGGTTATAACATCTTCCGAGAACATTCCTTTGATCTTAAACTTGCGCATGGGCTCGACAAGTTACGGGAAGTTCTCTTAGACGCAGGCAAATCAGGAATAAAGAATGATCAACTATTCCTGAAATGCCGTTATCAAATGAAACCCGGAGAATATAATGTTGCTTTGGACGTGCTGGTTGAGCAAGGCGCAGTTAAACTCTGGACAATTCCCGGTCCTTCTGGACGCGGCAGACCATCTAGATACTACGCACCAACAACTAAACTACTCAATCCAGAAGTTTGGAAAAAGATACTTCGTGCAGTTGGAATTACTCGACAGGAGCAGGAGCCAACGTCGCACGACGAGACGACATTTGAACCGCTTTCAGAAGTGATTGCGGAGACAGAGGCTCTTGATAACTCTTCGCAAATATTGTCGAGTATTGAGATTGAATATCCGACCACACATACTGATACAGATCATAACGATCCCGATCAAGATCGTTGATCTGCTTCGTAATCTCTTGTTCCCTCTTGTAACGCTGCAATGGCGTTCCAGTCGCTGACGTGCCACGCTGCAAGCCCTCACGTGTGGCCGTCAGCTTCTGTCTTTCGCGGTCAAGCTGCGTCATCTTACCTGAGAACAATCCGTTTCGCACATCGTTAAGAATAGCTGCGAGATTGGGATCATCTACAGGTGCAGCAACTGCCGCCATTTCCTCCCCACGAACATCATCCACTCTGTTACGACGAGAACGCGGGTTCATCATCCGCATAGGCTCATTCGCATATTGTCCATGAACCTGACGTAGAACAGCCATGTTCTTATTCAGTTCATCACTGATAGGAGTATAGACATAGTTGCGAGTGACGCTAGGGAATAGCATATTAGACATAGGCAAACTGGCTTGTCTCTTAAGTAGTGCAGTATCACCTGCATCTTTGAGCGACTTAGCAGTATCGCCAGTTCTCTTGAATGTCTCATGCGCCACATTAGCAGCAGCTACCATGTTTGCCATGTTCACTCCGAACACAGCATTCACTACGTCATAGAATGAGCGAGGGATAGCAGACCCTGCACTGATCTTATCCTTGTTAGCTCCTTGGAAGTTATTAGTTCGTAGTTCACGAATGGCATTATCGCCACGCATGATTGCACCCGGCTTAATTTCGTAGCCGAGAGCAGCAGCAGGACCAGCAACGAATGGTAGTGATAATCCGAACACTTGATCTAGTGCACCGGATAGATCACGATTAACATCGGGAGGAACAATCGCTCCCTTTGTAGCATTAGGAAAGAACCCAAGCCCTAATAATGCGTGCATCATAGGGTTTGAGAGAATAATCATTTCCGGTGCCATACGAATAGGCAATACGTACTCCGGTTTGAACGGAATATCTTCACCCATTTGCCGACGGAACCAAATGTCCGGGCGAGGCAGATACATATGTTGCATTCTGCGATCCGGCGGTTGTTCATTCCATAACCAGTTCGCACCCTCTTCCCCCCAAGTAGAAATATAGTGATTACCATAGAGGACAGGCAGCACTGCACCCATGAGAAGCTTACCGAATACGTCTTTCGGATGCTTTCTTGCACGATCAATGATATAGCGGTTCGACTGTAGCATCACGTTACCATATGGAACGGTAGACATGAAGCTAGAGATAAAGTTATTACCTGAGTGTCGCTGGAAGTCACCACCGATTTTACGTGTTTCGTTTACGATCCACTTCTGAATGTCGTCAGGGATTGCATGTTGTCCTGCTCTCAGTTCACGTTTGAACTGTTTCATATTTTGAGAAAGGAACAACTCTTTGGCGGTGTCATGAACTACGGAAAGCAATGATTTGTATCCATTCCATACAGCCTTCGCCTCAGCAGTTGCTCCTTTCTCTAGAGACGTAACTTGCTTCATCAGCTTGTCAGTCTCTAATAGGATATTCGTGTGGCCAATTCTCATTTCTTTCATCGCATATGTCCACGATGAATGATAAGCCTTAGCCATAGACGAAGCGACTTTACCAATGACAAGATTACCACCGGGTAAAGACGCAAGAGAACCGAAGAACCCACTCTGACTTGCGAGTTGTTGCTGAATTGATTTACCGAGTTGTTCAGTCGCAGGACCGAACGCCTCAATCATCAATCTTTTCGTCGCGACAACAGGTAGACGAGCAAGAATAACAGCAAGATCAACAGGGGCACTAGCAGTGGAAATCGCCCTTGTGATATAGCTTTCTCTTCCAAACAGTCTAGCGGCAGCACCACTGATAGGACCGAACACAAGCTTTGGGTCACGGAAGAATACTCCCATCATTCCATCCCACGGCACGCTAACCATAGCGAACGGAGGGTTAAGTGCACCAGTGAGAGTTGTTTGAATAGTCTTACGTAATCCACTCAATAGCGGAACAGTCGCAGTAGGCGCAAAGTCGAACGAACGCTTAACGATCGGAGAGTTGATATTAGTCAGAACGTAGTCACCATTCTCAAAGTGACCAATGTGAAGCTTACCCTTGGCGTAATCTTCGAGTTTGGTATTAATCTCTGTAGCCCTAGCACCAATCGTATGAGCAGGGATACGTTCTACAATCTTACCAAATTCCCCATTGCGATTATTAGGAGACGCAATGAGTTGATGAACGAAGGATCGTTTCGCTCTGTTCGCTGCAATGGCTTGAGAGGCACGCAACCCGAATAACGCCGCGTTGGTAAATGGATCGTAAGGCGTATTAGGCCGGGGTTCAAATCGCATTCCTTGCTGATTAGGCTTAGTAACCCGTTTGTCGGTATCATCGAGATAACCTTTACGATATACCCTCTCAGTATGACCACGGAATAAGTCTTTCCGTCCCTCCGAATACACAGAGAGAGGATCAACGACGCCACGGTACTGCATGTACTTCTGTTGCAGCCAAGACTTACCGTTGAAAGGATTATCTTCTAGATGGGTTAAGCCATTTCGAAGATGTTGTCTCATCTTCCCCGCTTCGGCGGCCGAAATAAGCCCTTCTCTAGCTAGTGTAAAGTTAACCGCATCATAGTAATCAGTCAAATCTTTAGCCATAGCAATGACTTTGGGATTTTGCTGTAATGACGCTAAACGAGTTCGTGCATCTTGAGAGGAAAGCCCCATCAAGTTAGGACGCAGATTAGGATCAGCATCAGTAGCTCTAGCACGTAGCTCAGAATTAAGATCAGCTACTTCTTGAGTAAGTCTGCCAATAAGGGTCGGATTGGGCGTCGTCGCATTTTGTGCTTTTTGAAGTTTAGCCGTAGTTTCCGCAAGCGACCTGTTGGTTTCTGATAGTGCTTCACCTTCATCGTGTAGTCTATTCCTGATGTTGATGTAATCACTGACCGCATTCTTGAAACCATCGTCAGAATTACGCCACTCTAATGCAGTGTCATTAAGGGGTTTAATCCTTCGACCGTCGGGGAGTAGGCCACGCTCATAAATATTTTCAAAGATTTGAGTTGGCATCGAACCGGAATTGAATTCGAGTTCGACTTGGGCATTACGCAATGGCGCTCCGTCAACACCAGCGCCCCGTAAGTATTCAAGAGGCGCGCCTGTGTCAGAACCGAGATTTGCCACGCGTTGTGACATGGGTTCGGGGTTGACATTGTTATCTTGGATTGTTTGCTGAGCACTTGGCCCATATGTCGGTCCACCTTGGGGCTTTGTTACTATCTGCTTAAGCTTCATTGCGGCTAGAATAGTTCCAGCTGCACCCACTCCTGTGACTGCAATTCCTTTCCAATCTGCGTCGCCGTTGTCTTTGGTAAGACGGGGTAAGGGGACTGCGTTCCAAGCATCTTCGACGACGCTGGGTTGATCGTTTGTAATTCGGAATGTTTGGTCAATGCCTTCTTGAACACCGATATTAGCTGCGACACGTCCTGCTGTATAAGGAACGGTAACTGGAGTTGTGAGTTCGAGTGCATTAAGACCTACCTTAGCTGCTCTCTGTCCCGCAGTCGCAGCAGGACGCGTTAATACTTGTGCCGCCTTAGCACCCACAGCACCGGGAAGAGGCACACCAGAGCTACCAACAATGTTGTAGAGTGTGTCTAGCTGCGTCCGTTCAGTTGGGAGACGTGGATCATTAACCGTATCTTGTGCGAAACGAGAAACATCACGACCAAAAGAAATACCCGAACGGAAATGCGGAGTTACTTGATCGTAGTATTTCTTTGAATGTTTCTTGATATGCATAAGCCGATCATTAACTTCTTGATCGGTAATGCCGGGGTTACGTTCGAAGATATCTTTAGCAATACTAGCGTCTAGATTACGTACACGAACACGACCTTCTGGTGAAAGCATAGCCTCACCAAAAGTCAAGTCTTTATTATCAGATGTAGCGTATTCATAACCAGCGCCAGCCAGTCCATATAGCGTTGGAAGTGTGGCACCAAAGCCTTCAATAAGACCTGCACCACCTTGTTTCAACGCACGCATAAGCCAAGGATCAGGAGAAGTTCGTTCCCCTGTATCCTCGCCTTTTTCGTTATAGACAATATCGCCGAGTTTATTCTTCTGTGTCGTCATAGTCATCTACGACTTTGCGTTGCTGCGGCTTTGTTTGAGGCGCGTTCGGCTGGAACCCTGCTGCTTTCTTCGGGTCAAGTTTTACATATACAGGATTTCGACCGAACGTGATCTGTTTTAGCAGCGGGTCTTTAGCAGTACGAGGATCAGTTAAGATCGCCTGTGCTTTCGGACCAGAGATAACCTCACCGAATTGCTGAGCATGAGCAATAGCAGCTTGTTCCCGTTCGCTCTCTTGCGCACGAGTGTTATATTCGCCTCTCATGCGAACGCGTTCAGCAGCATTATCACCGCGAAGCTTCTCAAGCTCAAACGCAAGATCACGACGACTACCGCGATCCTTCTCACCTTCGCCGGCTCTGAATTCTCGCTCCTCAAGTTTCTGCTGTTCTTGCATAGCGAGTTGTTTCATCAAAGCTTGTTCTTTGGCCGCATCCATAGAGTAACCCTCAGCCCAAGAATAAGGGTCACGCTGCGGTCCCATTGCACGGACTAGTGCTGTGTAATCGAATGCCATTACGCAGTCCCCTGATTACCACGATAACGTTCATCATATTCTTCATCTGAACCTGCGAATAGGCTCATGTTCTTAAACATACCTTGTAGCGATGAACCGGCAGCACCAACCGCATTCGCCATACCGTAGTTAGGCGGTACGAATGGCAATCTACCACCTTCCATCATCGCTGCTTTAAGCCGACTTTCAGAAGCCGACTTATTGAGTGCTGCAGCGTTATCCAACATACCATTAGCCGCCTGCGTATTAGGGATTTGAGCAGGTCCATCAGGCATAGCAGAAGCACGAGAAGCAAACATGTTATAAAGATCGGCTCTCGCTTTCTTATCTGCTTCATTGATTTGCGGCGCCATAGTCATTGCCTGCGCACGAGCATCTACGCGTGCATCTTTAATCGCGTTCGACCGCTGCTTCCCAATCTCTTCGAGAAGCTTACCCGCGTTGCTCGATTTCGTCCGAAGCGCCTGACGCGTAGCAACTGCTGTAACGTCATCATATCCTCGGTTGATGCTCTTTCCAGCAGCGTCAAAAAGCAGGTTCTCAATGGTTGATGCTTGCTTCGGAGGGACTTTGCGCATTTGATCGAATAAAGCATTAGCGCGATCCCCTTCCCCGATCTGTCGGATTTCATTACGTTGCTGTTGCTGACGACGACGCTGAGCATCCGGCCCAAGACGAGCCATCTGTTCAGCGTAGATACGACCTTTCAACGCTTCTTGTTCAGGAGAAACGTCTACGACATAACCTTGGCCGGGCACATATGAAGTGCGATTACCGTCAGCGTCGGTAAATCCTTCATCTTGTTTACGCTCTACCCGTTTGGCCTCCATCTTTGCTTCCCACCGCTCTCTTTCGCGAGAGTAATAGTTCATCAAAGCAATGGCCCAATTAGTATGGGTAGCTGTATTTTGTGCATCGGCTGCAATAAACGCTGCCCCGATGCTTCCTGCGGCTCCGAACATACCGCCTAATCCCATATCCATTTAGAATGCCCCTTGCGATCCTGAGGAACGCTTGAGTTCATCACTCTTCATTGTATCAAGAAGCGATCCCTGACTATTTGAGCCGGATGATCCTTGTATTCGCTTAGCATTGTTGATTGCTTGGGACGGATCGAAGAACTGTCTTGTTCCGTACATGTTATTAAGCTGACTTGATACGCTTGCGCCTTGTGTTTGTCCGAGATTGCGAGCGCCGCTATCAATACTATCAAGGTCAAAGCTATCCCCAAGATCAAGGTCCCCAATCGAGGACCTCTTTGTACCGAAGTAAGAGCCGATGGCGTTTCGGCCTGTGTCGAGTAAGCCTTTTCCATAGAGGTTAATCTCATTGAATGCGTTGGACTTGGACTTATTGATATCTCCTAATGCAGACTGCTTTCCTGCATCAGACAAGAGCCCCCGTTTATAAGCATTCTCGATCTGCGTAGTTGCATCTGCATATTGCGGATCGAGGATGCCACTAATCGAACTACCTAGAACATCGTCAGATAGATAAGATGAGTAATCACCGCTGCCGTAACGCTGATCGAACTGCGAACGAATATTCCTCTGATTACCTGACTTCTTATCACTGAGCAAAGTGTTAAACGTAGTATCATAACCGCTGAACACCGAGCCCGGATCAGCAATTTGATCGTTCCAATAGATATTCGGATCAGGGTCCATATCGTAGAAGTCACCCTTCATACGATCAATCTCTGATCTATATAAGTCAAAGACACCATAAGGATCAGTCTCTGCACCTTCTGGCGTATAGCCCTGAGAACGAAGCTTATTCTTACCGTAGTTTAGGGCATTGTCGTAAGCTGACTGGAAACGATTAGAATATTGTAATCGCTTCGGATCAGGTCCAGTAGGTGCGGGAGGTGTAACTACAGGTGGAGTAGTCGGACCAGCCGGGCCACCACCACCATATAGTTCTGCGGGCGAATTAGGTCCCGCAGTTGGCTTGGTCTGTACGTAGTTATTACCCGTTGCAGCATTAACAGTATCGAGTTGCTGTTTATGCCAATCATATAGACCCTGCATCGGGTCTACATAATCAGGATTAGGCTTCCCATCTGCTAGTTTCTGCGGTGCTACTTCAACAGTAGGCCATGACGATGCTATTGGATCATCGTCAGGTGCCCATTGAGTAATACCATAAGGGTTCTTTACGTATCGACCACCCGGATTGTACGCAGCCGGAGCAACAGGTTCTGCATACGCTGGACCATCGTTATAGGTAGGTTGCGATGCAGTACCAAATCGCCTATCACGATCCGTTACCATTAGAACGCTCCCTGACCACCACTCGTTCTCTGCAATTCATCTTCTTGCAACTGTGCTTTTAGTGCACCGGGATTAGTAACTCCCTGTGCCTTACCGCCACGAGTAATGAGAGTGGAAGGATCGAAGAACTGAGTGTCTCCGAATGCATTCCGCAACTCACCTTCGAGACCAGTTGAGAACATGGTCGCTTGGTTCTTAATACGACCAGCAGCTTGATTAGCATCGAAACGATCACCGAAATCAAAGTCAGCGATGCGTTGACGATTGGTGCTATCAAGACCACGCAGTTTCTCACGACCAGTCTCAAGAACACCAAGTCCCTGAGATTGGGCACGAGCCATTGCACCAGTCCTAGCTTGCTGTAGTCCTTTGAACGCATCCTGATAACCAGTGTCGTTCAATTGACCACGGCCCTGTGCACGCTGCAACTCCGCTAGTGCATCATTATACTGTTCGTCAATAATCTTAGAGAGATAAGGATCGTCAGCAGTGTCAGGGAGTAGTGAAGTATCAAAGTCTTGTCCAATGACACCCTCATAACCGCGAGTGAGGTTCTTTCGCTGAACATTTCTTTGATTACCGAGAGCCGTTTCGAAAAGTGATGGCCCAAAGTAACTACCGGGGTTAGGATCAAGATCAGGAATGTTAGAACGGGCACTATCAAGCTCAGTATAATAAGAAGGAAGAATACCATACTGATCATCAATGCCAAGAGCAGCAAGCCTAGAGCTTCCGTAGTTCTTAGCTTGATTGTATGAAGATTGAACACGCGAATTGAATTGACCACGTTTCTTCTCTTCTTCTTGTGCGGCGCGTGCCTCGGCTGCAATGCGTTGTTCCTCGGCAATACGTGCGCGTTCACGCTCGACTTTCATTTCACTTTCAGCCTGCGCACCATAATCGGGCGGGGCGGGAGGCGCGGGTGCAGAACTACCCATTATTAAAAATCCCTCACAAAGAATACACCGGCCATCCTAAAGCCGAGTTTTGATGCCATTGTTTCGAACGCTTTAACCATTCGATTGGTATGTGCATCGGCGATGATTTCGAGAGAATGTCTCACAGCGCCACGTAATGCACCCCATTGAATGAGGCGTTTAAGAAGCAGGAAGGCACAGGCTGATCCGCGATATTTCTTATCGACATACCAAACATCTAAGTGACATTGTTTGTCGAAAGAGAAATAGAAGCCAGAAACAGAGCCTATGATAAACCCAACCGGGATGCCTTCTCTGTAAGCGATCCACGCATTGTAGCTCATGCGTTCGGGATCGGCAAGCTTATATTCAGTATGTCGGACAATCGCCTCCATACTAAACTCTCCGGGCGGCTTCAATTCATCATAAGCTGCCCGAAACAATTGTTCAGCACCAAGCATGTCATCAGCAGTAATAACTTCTCTAATCTCGAACCACTTACCCGATCTATTGAACCTTTCCTTCTTCTTTATCTTTGCAGTATTTGATGTAAGTGAGTTCGTTTCTTGTAACGTCATCTTTAGTTTTCTCCGTATCTGCTCTAGAGAGTTTTACTCTCTTATATAGGTTGCAGAATACTCTAGTTTCGGTTTGTGTGGTGGGTTTAATCCCGATATAACTGGTTGTCGTTACGCACCCGCTCACGATCAGCGGGAGAAAGCCTATCGAAATTATCTGTATCGACTTTATCAGTAGCGATAATCTCATCTTGCTTCTCTTTCTGCTCAGTGAGTACTTCTTTCCGTACCCTCATTCGCTCTAAATAGTCTATGAGGGTACGGAAAAGGCTAAGTAACGCGAGACCTATCTTAGCCCATGTAATCATTACGTTTTCGGCTGGTTGCTAACCTTCATTGCAGCATAGATAGCCGGAATGAAAGCAACTAGAATGCCGCCCAATTCTACAATGGATTGAGTGAACTGTTCACCAGCAGTAGGCGTAATCCAACCTTTCGCTACGGCATACGATACACCGACCGCAACACCATAGCGAAAGAACATCTTAAGATTGTCGTTCATGGATAACCCTTATGAGGTAGTTGAAAATGGGGACCATCTTTGAATGACCGCCAGTCACCGCCCCATTCAATCGGTACTTTGACGGCCTTTGATGCTTGCTTCATAACATCGGCAAACTTTTTGTAAAGTGGCCAATCCCAACGAAGCTTGCCATCAATAATGAATGCCACATCGATAGCTTTTGAGAAGCCATCACGACCGGGAATGTGGCGAGAGTTCATCGTCCTGCTAGCACCTTTGGCAACAAGCACACGTTGCTCGGCAATGGTACGCACGCCACACGTGATAACAGGATCGACAGGCGCAAGTTCGAATGCTTTACGCACAACTTTCACCAGATCGGGATGAACACCTTTGAGGTTCTTTTCACTACGTTTATCGAGCATTACGATCCCTGTAGAATATAGATACAACGTGGTTGACCGTGGAAGATACATACATGAAAGCGGTTATCTTTGGACGGTCTAACGGTATCTGCTGGGAAGATTTTGCCTGTGGGAATATGTTTCCACCGACCACCAGAAAGTTCAATCACATCGTCAATGTCAACAGGTCTACAATCTTTCTCATTACAACAATACTGGTCATACCAGCTATGGCTCAGCGCCTGTGTTACTCCGATTAGCACTCCTACGATCAAGGCGATCAAGAGTGATTTGCATGTGCTTCTGAACGGTTTCGAGGACAGTGAGCCGATTAGTGGCTGTATCCTGCTTGTTTTTAATGTCACGGAGTTCTACCTTGATATCTTTATTATTCTCTTGGAGACTATCTACTTTAGTATACATTAAGTAATAAGAGCCGATGAAGGCTATGGCTGTGAGGAGAATACCCCAAGTAATCTTACCATCGAACAACTGTTCTTTTTCTTTAGACATTAGACTAGTCCTTTAGTGCGTCAGGTATGATTGCCTTGAGTTCCTCCGGGGTCTGAGCCGCTTCAATGGTAGGATCAACTGTAATATCTCGTAATGCCTGTTTCTTAGCAGAGACAGTACTTTTTGTTTGTGTATCTCCACGTTCATCCGCACGCATATACTCAACATCAAGAGCAGCAAGTTTAGGTGCTCGCATTTCTCTTAGTTTGTCTCTGTGTATATCTCTTGCTTTAGGCATATCCACAGATATAGCCCCAGCAGAATGTTTCCACGCATTGCGAAAATAGCGATCTGTAGGTATGTCTGTTTCTTCTACAATTTGTATGTCAATGGCATCTAATGGAAGATTATTTTGTCGAATACGAGCAATAAAATCATCTTCGGTCTCGTCTCCGATACGTCCATTAGAGGCAGGAATTACTATTGACATACCGCCGTCTGGTCTCATATAAACAATACGTTTACCCATTAGGCGATGTCCCCCATAATAATAAAATACATAGCACTACTTGGATCGGTAAGAGTTCCTGATGTATTCATAGCGTTAATACTAAATGTTGTTGTCGTTTGTGCCGTAACACTAAAACATAGAGTAGTGCTAGTCAATGCGCTAACAACACACGCACCTAAAGAAGCAGTGGCAAAAGTATCAAGAAGAGTGGCTGTCCAGCTTCCTGTACCTACGTCTGTTATAAACGAAACTCCAGAATTAAAACTTAAAACACCGGCAACAGAAAACCGTGCCGTTGCTTTTGGATGACTAAGATGATAACGCATCGTTCCCGGAGAAACAAACGTTGTTGTATCACTACCTGTCTCTACCTGCGCTGTGGTTGAAGCAGTTGGACTTGAAACAGCAGCATAAGACGGATCAGCACCAGCACCATTTGATTTAAGAAAATGTCCAGATGTTCCGGGAGCAAGGATTGCCCATCCAGCCGCACCACGATACAAAATAGCACCGCGTGTGGAGCCTACCCAATCGATTAATTGCGATGCAGTTACCTCTTCTGGATCGCCTGCACCCGATGTATTTCGACCGATAGCACGCTGTGTTGCAGACACATTCTGCATTTTTGCATAAGTGACAACATCATTATCAATAGTCCATACAGTACCACTGCTAGAAACAGTAATGTTTCCCTTATCACCATCAGCTATAGTACCCGCTGGACCAGTATCACCAGTCGCACCACGAGCGCCTGCAACACGAATAGTCCATGCGCTTTTAGTGCCTGAACCACCGACGACTACAACATTAACAGTTAACGATGTACCAGAATAAGCGGTAACCTGCCCAAACATCCAATTAGTTGCAGGGGCAGCATCATCTACGATAAGAACAAAATTACCTACATCAAAGAACTTACTACTTTGAGTAGTGAATGCTTTTGATCCAGTACCAATAGCAACCGATGAAGTAGATGTACCAGTCAGTTTAGCGGCTTGTGCAGCAGCTTCAGTTGCGGAGGCTGCGGCATTAGTAGCAGCCGTCCCAGCGTTTGTTTCAGCGGTTTCAGCATTAGTTTTCGCTGTTTCTGCATTCGTTTCAGCAGTCTGCGCAGCCGCAGCACTGGCAGCAGCATTAGTCTCACTTGTAGCTGCGTTTGTAGCTGCCGTTTCTGCCGCAGTTTCCGACGCAGCCGCAGCCGCAGCATCAGAAGCAGCAGATGTTTCCGAAGCCGCAGCCGCTGTAGCACTTGCCGCAGCAGCAGTCGCCGCAGTCTCTGCGTTAGTTTCAGCAGTCTCAGCCGCTGTTACTTGAGCAGTGATATCAACTAGCGCAACCCATTTAACCGCTGTTAGATCAGTGGCAAACACGCCTGATGTATGTGCTTCAACACAGACATAGTAGACATTGTTTCTAACGACGAAGTCATTATTATTATAAGCAGTTGCAGTAGCCCATGTACCACGAAACTCAGGAGTAATAGTACTCTCTTGCCAATGCGTAGGATTAGCTGAGCGATGGGCAGCAAAAGTGCCAGACGCAGACGAAGTATGTCCTACGAGGCACTGATAAACAACGCTAGTATCTTCATCAACCGCTCGATCCCCAACAACATATGCTGTGCTATTTTCCCAGATACCACGAAGATCGCTGATACCTGTAATAAGATAAAGCAAAGCATCAATAAGAGCGAAGTTCTTATCGATATAACTATGCCAGCTAGGGAAATTGAAGTTCGGATAGATAAATTCGAAATGTTCGGTTCTATCGCGAATTGCACCAATACTCATCGATCTATACCCAATAACCTATAACGAATGATAAGGGCTACGATGCGTAAATCGTATCTTGTCTGACCTTCGATGCGGAACTTCACGAGCTTAGCACGGGCAGGCCACGGCCACAACCTTTGCCGAGTGGCGATGCGACCGGCTCCATAAGCCTGTGCGCCTGCACCATATCCGCCTGTGTCACCACCGACGAAACCCATTTCCATTCCGGGAGTACGCGTTCCATTAAGTCTGTCTTTATAGAAATAGTCGAAGTACGTTTGTAGAGTAAACGAACCCTTACCACGTGCATCGATACCCAATCGTTGAACAGCTTTGGTTAGATCGCGTTTATCGAAATCAGCCCAAGGCCATTCAGCCGCAAAGACAATCTCTTCACCTTCATATCGTTCCCAATAGGATGGATTATTATCTCGATCCTCAGCGAACGTATCGGATGCATGGGACGTATGAGCTTCGAGACACGTATAGGTTTCTCTAGCCGCACTATCATAGACTTTCTGCCCAACAGTATAGGCAGTGCTATTATCCCAGATTACATCGTAATTATTATATAGATCAGAGAAGATAGGCTCAAACCTATTTCCCATTCGCCAGATACGATTATCCGTTGCAAGGAATACACGGCCATAAACCGATGTGCATCCTGCTACGAAACTCATATCTCTATAACGAGCCCAAGTCTTAATTCTCAGACCTTTGTTATAGGTATAAGCATATCCAGTAGTCTCAGTTTTGTTTCGGGTAATCGTCGCCGCATTTCCCCCACCTTGACCAGCAATAGTAGAGGTTCCTGCGGTATCGATAACAAAGAAATCCTCGTCTATAACTCCATACACAGAATGAGTAGTATTGAGATTGCCAGCAGTAATGCCGGAAAAGCCAGTAGCCCCAGCAATTGTGATGCTATCCCCGATTTCAAATCCGTGTTGTCGTTTCTCAACAATAACCAACCCGTCGCCAATGTGGTCAGAAACAACATAGAAGGGATCATATCCGAGAGTAATCTGGTCATCGTCGAAATCATTCATGAAGAGAATATAACGCGTGTCATGTGTAGAGTAGACAGCGAAGATTTTATTCTCCAATGTATCGTTTGAAAGACGATTGATATTCCTCTGCAACAAAGGAGCAATAAACTCACTTAGCCGTGTAGGGACAACAGTACTGTCGTAAAGAGACTTGGCAATGCTAGTCACACCAATAGGATCAGCAGAGACTAGATCATAACCAAGAAAGATCATCGACTTATGCGAAACAGCACCATGCCTAGCAATGGTATCGTTAATGTCAGGGACATGATCGTCGCCATCGTAAATGCCAAGAGTGACCAAGACGAAAGTATCATCAAAGGCCACGACAAGGTTATCCCTAAACTTATGAATACCACGGATAACTTGAGAAGGTGAGTTCGAGACGTTATTAACATCGACCTGCACTGCATCATTAGGTGCATCATCGCCAACCCACGTACCGCCAGCATCCGTTGCGCTAATGTGAACACGATACGGAAATTCAGGATCGCCTGCCATGACCAGCCATTTGCCGACCGATCGAACGTATTTGCAAACAGGAGTGTTGGTATTCGTTCCTGTCGGTATGTCTTGTAGAAACTCGACTTCATTCGCATTATCGAAATTGATTAGGAGAGGCTTATCCTCACCATTCACAAGAATAAGGTCGCCTCTGAAAACGTCGGAGCAAACGAACGAGCAATTAACCCAACCGATTGGGGTGCCTGACAAAGCGTTAGCATACGCTACATCGAAGATACGTGTCTTAGTGCCATCTTCGTCGATCTTACAAATCTCGCCGATGTTATCCACAACGACTAGATGATTGTCGTAATAGGTGACTTCTAACACATCACCCGCTAACATATGATCGTCTCTCGAAACGGTACGAGACGCAGTTGCAGCAGTTGTAGAGGTAGCAGGATCACGGTGCCAGATTGTGAAGCTATTAGTGCCAGTATCACTCACGCCGTATATACCACTGAGAGTAATACCCCCAATGGTCACTGGCGTTGTGAAATTGATATGTTCTCTATTACTGAATGGATGAGAATTCCAGTTACACACAACAGCCCGCGATGCATTCGTTACCGAAATCTCGAACGACGCTGTGTGTTCTGTAACAGTACCATCGAGTAGATCAGCGAAAAGCTCGTAGCCGGGACGAACCGACAACGAGCTATCGATACCGCGATGAATGTTATCTAAGACGACTTGGTAATCACTGACTAGATTTAGATCATCATCGACTACGTTGAGACCGCCCTTGAAATCACGAATAACACTTGTCTTGTTCATTCGCTCATCCAGTCAGTAAACGGAGACGGTGCAGCAGTTCCAAATGGAATAGGTCCGCTATTGAGAGCTTGTCTGATCTGACTTTCTCTCGCGTCAAAGATACCTTTCCATTTCTTTACTGCCATTTCATTCTCGCCTTCATCTACTAGCCAATCGAATACGGCACCAGAGACGAGAAGATCGTCATCCATATAAACTGTGTCACCAGCAGTGAAGTCGGCGGGTTTAGTTCTATACGAGACAGTCACATTACCTGTCGTAGTAATTGGCAGTATTCTAAAAATCTTGTTATCAGCCACAGGCTCCCAATAACGACGAATGCCGCCAGTAAGGGCGTTGGGATTGATCCAAGAAGGTTTCCTAGGTAATTCACGAGTATTCGTTGCATACCAAATATGCTTGATATCATCTGCTCGCTTAATGACAGACGTAAGAGTAGCAGTCACTTTACCCGTGCTGCCGTCAAGCGTATAGGTTGTCGTTGCAGTGTATCGAGGAAAGAAATATTGGTCGAACAAAGCATTAAAGACACGTTGCAATTTCGCTGCAATCGTGTCCTCTGCATAGGCTTGAACGGCAACACCGTTTTCAAGTTTTAGTTCGACAATTGTTTTCTGAACTAGTTCCTCAAAGGTAGACATGGGTACTCCTTAAGGAAAATGGGGGCGGCATCCCACAACACCGCCCCCTTGCAGATTACGCGTAATACTGTGCGATACCGAACAGTTGCGTCTTATCTGCAATTGCCACAACAGCGAATGTCCGCGATGCATCCGGTGTACCGTTAAAATCAACAGTGCCACGCGGATCAGCAGACGTTGCGGTCTGCGCAGTCGTAGATGAAGCACCAGCGACCAGCGTTGCCGCAGTTGCAGTTGCATCGTTCTCAATAGAAGCAAGCAATGCTTCTGTGCGATAAGGAAGGCCGAACACGTCGCCCCACCCAACATCAACCGCAGTAGCTTCTGCATCAGTAGTCCAAGCAATGTTGGTTACTTCTGCAAACGCTTTCTTACCGGCAACAGGCGTCGTACCGTTAAGAGTGAACGCTTCTTTCATCGGTTGCCCGAGATAGTCACGTCCCGTAACGGTAACAGTGTTCGTAGACGACGCAGGCGCAACCATTGTAAGGTTACGTCCCCACGGACCCATCTTCGAACGTGCATACGTCGCTGCCATAGTAGACGTATTACCCGCAGCTTCCATTGACTGGTCTACGAGAACACCATCCGTATCAGCAGCAACAAGTGCTCCGAACTCCGCCCGAAACACTCCATTCACCCCAACTTCCGAAGCAAACTGTGCATCGGGAACGTAGAGGTTAATACTAGATGCCCAATTGTCGTAATCGGGCACCATCTTCTCAGCAGCAGACATTAGTTATTACCTCTTCCACGCTTCTGCACCAAAAGCGGAACGGTTCCTTTGTCCTCGCCTGTCTCAAGATCGACAAGCTTAACGCCGGATCGTCCTGCAATACGCTCAACTTCTTCCATAGTGCGTACACGAATAGAATGTCCACGCGCCATGGTGAGAATGAAACTTGTTTCCTCCTGTTTATCGGAGTACTCGAAAGTTTTCTTCTCTTTGTTAAACGTCGCAATTCGACGTGTGTACGGGCCACCTTCGCTCACAGTGAACGCAGGCTTAATCCCGGTATTTTCAACAACAGCGGCTTTCATCCGTTCCTCATTATTCGTTAATGAGCACGGCGTGCTTACGATACGCTGCCCAGAGACAGAACTGTCCCTGCCAAACGATACGCGAGCCGTGAGCATCAACGTTCCACGGTGCAGTAAGCTGCTTCACTTTCATATTCACATGCTTGAGAATATGTAGGCGAAGGTACTTAGAGTTAATGAAATAGATTTTGTTGACGGGGCAATCCTCGTCATACAGCATCGGAACCGACTGATGGCTCACACCTTTGAAGCCAAGATCGATCATCTTCTTACCGGAATTGCTTTCCGACATGTTAATGACAACCTTGTCACGCACTGCCGCACGATAAGTACGATACAGATTGCGACCAGTCAGCATGATATCCGGGCTTTCACCTTTCACAGTGAGGTCCATAAGGATATCGTCTAGTGCCTCTTCGATGTTGGTGCTATCAATACCACCAGCACCGAAATCGTAGGACGAAGTACGCCACTGCGTTTCAGATGCACGATTGATACCGCCAAGAGTACCCGTCGTCGGATCATCTGGGATCATGGTAGCAAGTCCATAAGGATCAGCACCACCACCCGCAGCATAGAGATACGAAGAGAACTTCTCTTTAATGCTCTCTTCCAAGACTTCCATCTTGGCTTTCATAAGCTTAAAGATTTGAGCGCGTCCTCGGTTCTCATCCTCTTCCTGATCGGAGATAATCACCGAACCAGCAAAACGAGACCAACCATATTCAACGGTCGTGAACTCATTCGTCTGGTTAATCGGCAGTTCTCCGTAGTACTCGTAAGTACCAACGTTGGGGTTACGACCAATCGTCAATGGATTGGTAATTTCATAACCACCATCTTCATACTCAACACGATTGCTAGCCATCGCCCACGCAACGAACGCGTTAGACTTGACCGCCGCCATGATGAGCTTTCCGCGCGACTTAGTAAGCGTGGAATGCAAAACACTTGCGATAGTCATTTATTGAAGTCCTGCTTCATTCATAGCTTCCTCGACAATTGATGCATATGATCTGTCGGGAGAAGCAATTCTTGTTTCCCTTTGCGTCATCTGACGTTGTGGAACACTAGGTCCCGTAACCATCGGACGCCGCTGTTGCTGATTTGCAGGTTGCTTTCCGCCTTGTGTCCTTTGCTGTTGTATCTTAGCAGCAACTTGCGGACCAAGAGGTTGAGAAAAATCCAACCCATTACGGAGAGCGAACTCACGGACCATATAGTAACCTTCGCGCTCGTCTTGCGCTTTACCTTCGGCCATGAGGTTTGCGATTGCGTCCTGATGCAATTCAGCATCGGGGTATGAGGCAAGAAATCTGTCGTAACGGTCCTGCGCTGCTTGTTCGGCTCGCGCGTGTCGTTCGTTCTGTTGTCTTGCATCGTCCAACGGCTTCAACCGCTGATCGAGCATCTTAGAAATGGCGTTGGTCTGGATCGCACCGATCTGAGAACCAAGTAGACGGTTCAAATCTACACCACGAGCCGCCGCCTCTGCAAGAACTATTTGCACAAGCTGGGCCGGGTTCTGCTTGAACATACCCAT